TCATGCGGTGGTGACTCCTTCGGTGACGGCATTGAGGGCGGCGAAGTGCCGGGGTAACTCGGTGAGGTCTGGGCGCTGGCCGTTGCGCCAGTCGGCCTGGTAGCGGCGGCCGGCCTGCTCGCGGAGCTGTTCGATCTCGCGGGCTTCGGGCGATTGGGTGGTGCGGCGCAGCTGCCGGGCGTTCTCGTAACGGTGGAGGCGCGCCGCGGCGGTGATGTCCGGGGCCATGGCGGCGAGGTCGTGCTGCACGATGGCGTCCAGGCCGTGGCCGAGGAGGGCGATGGTCATGCGGCCACCGGCAGCGGCAGCGGTTTCGTGTCGAGGTTCGCCCGCGCCAGCGCCACCAGCGGCGGCGGACTGACCGAGTTGCCGCACATGCGCACCGCCGCGCTGGTGCTGATGGCGCGGCCGTCGGCGGTGTGGGTGATCCGGTAGGTTGCGGGGAAGCCCTGCGCGCGGAACAGCTCGTGCGGCTTGAGCATGCGCAGGCCGATATCGACGATGACGTAGGGCATGCCCTGGATCACCACGGTGACCAGCGCCAGCCGGTCCTTGGTGGTGACCGTGTCCAGCGGGTCGCGCGGGTCCACGGCGATGCCGCTGCCGTAGTACTTCACAAGGAACGCGGCCACCTGCAGCGCGCCGGCCTGCTGCTCGGGGCTCAGCGTGCACTCGATCATGCCGTGGTGCACGGTGCTTGCGCAGACGGTGCCCAGGGGCTCATCGGCTGCCTGTCCGTGGGTGTTCTTGCGCATCGTCACCACGTGCGCGGTGGCGAGCTGCTGCTGGCTGCCGGTGGCGGTGATGGTGCTCATCGGCTCGCGCGCATCGCGGCCGCCGCCTTCATAGAAGCCGCCGTTCGCCTGCTCAAGAAATGCGGTCATCAGGCCTTGGCCGCCGCTCGCGACGATGGTGCCGATCGGACCCTGGATATCGTTGACGCCATGGCTGAAGCGACCGCCGGGCTTCTTGCCCTCGCCATGGCCCATCTGCACCAAGCACGGAGCGGCGATCGCGTGCTTTACGCCGCCTGCGACAATGGTGCCGAGAGGCTGCTGCAGGTCCAGTGCGCGTGGCGCCTGTCCTTCGCGCTCGCCATAGCCGGTCTGCACCAGCGTCGGCGCGATCAGGCCTAGCGCGTGCGCCGCACCTGCAGGGCGTTTGGCACCGCCGCCGGCCGTGATAGTCGGCAACGGCTCGGTGACCGCCCGCCCGTCGCTGTCCCCACGGAACTTTGCCAGCACCGGCGCGACCGCCGAGAAGTGTCCACCCTTCACCCCGGCGCAGATCGTGCGCAGCGGCTCGTCGGCGCGCATGGTGCGCTGATTGCTGGCATTCGAGTGCTCGGTGATGAAAGGCGCCAGCCCAGGCGCAACCAGCATCAGCTCGCCGCGGTGCGCTGCGGTGATCGTCGGCAGCGGCGCCTGCACGTCGTTGACGCGGTCCGAGCCCTGGTGCGTGGCCGGCACGATGAAAGGATCCGCCGACTGCAGCACGTGGCGCATCACGCCCTTGGCGATGCGGCGCAGCGTGGCGTCAGCGAGCGGCCGCTTCCGGGTGAAGATGGACGGGCAGGGCAGGGAGAAGTCCAGACAGTCAGCGGCGCGCACGCGCGGCTGCTGGCCGGGCGCGGTGCCGTGCGTTGGCGCTGGCCACACGATCGGCTCGCCATCGCGGCGCGCGATCAGGAACAGCCGCTCGCGGCTGGTGCCGGCGCCGTAATCGCTGGCGGTCAGCTTGCGCCACTCCACCCGGTAGCCCTTCGACTCCAGCGCCGCGACGAACTGGCGCCAGGTGCGGCCGCTGTGGCGCTTGTCCGGCACCAGCTGCTGATTCGATACCGGCACTCGCTCGCCGCGCGCCGCAACGGTGCCGTCCATCTTCAGCACGCGGCCGGTCGCCTTGCAGCGCTTGGCTACCAGCGGACCCCAGGTCAGGATCTGCCACACGTTTTCCAGCGATAGGATGCGCGGCGCGGTGTTCGTGCCGTCTCGCAAGTCCGCGCGCAGCAGCTGGCCGATCCACTTCAGCGCGACCCATGAGAGCGCCCGCGTTTTGTGGCTGCGCGGCTGGCCGCCCTTGGCCTGGCTGAAGTGCGTGCAGTCCGGCGAGGCATGGAACCAGCCGATCGGGCGGCCGGCCACGTCCTTGCGCGGATCCGCATGCCAGATGTCTTCGCGGTGGTGGATCGTCAGCGGGTGGTTGGCCGCATGCATGCCGATCGCCCACTGGTCGTGGTTGTAGGCCAGCGCCGGGTCCACGCCCAGCGCCTGCTTCAGCGCCTCGCTGGCGCCGCCGCCGCCGGCGAACAGATCGACCACGATCTCGCCGGGGCGCAGGCACGAGACCTGCGGAACGGGGAAGTTGAAGGAGTGCGAGCCGTCAGCCATGGGTGCGTGCGTCCTTTGTGGTGGTGTTCATCAGGCGGTGGCGATGCCGCTCATCGACTGCCGGTAGCCACCTGGGCGGCGGATGGGGGTGTTGCCGAGGACTTCGATGCGGCCGCCGTGGGCTTGGAAGTCGGCGATTTCCTGCGCAATGCGTGCGCTTTCAATTGCCTTCTTCTGCGCGGCACTCAACGCAAGCACCGCATGCGATGGGGTGGTGTGCGACGGCACAACCGCAGGCTTTGTGCGCCTTGCAGTGTTCTCGGCGTCCGATGTCAGCGTGCGGGCCACCTTGGCGCGCGTAGCCGCCGTCAGGCTCCAGCGCGTGCCGGTCGGATCAGGCGTGCGGATGACAAGGCCCGTGCCGCGCATTGCGTTGAGTGCGCGCGTGACCTGTGACTGCGTGCACTCGGGCGCGGCGGTGGCTTGCAGGGCGGCACTGGTGACGCCGTCCTTCGCGTGGAAGAGGCCTGCGCGCAGCTGCGCGGCGAGGCCTTTCGATTGCATGCCGCTGCTCATGCCGCACCTGCCTGCGATACAGGCGCGGTGAGCTGCTGCGCGTGCGCAATGCCGCGAGCATTGAGCGTAACAACGCTGGGGAAATCGCGGTGGTCGAAGTCGGCCAACCTGCTTTCCTCCAGCCAGTTGATGGCGCGGCGAGTAAAAGCGCGATCCGTTGCGCCACGAAAGCCGGCGCGCGTACGACGCAGTGCGTGATCGGGGGACTGGAATGCCGCGAGCAGCGCTTCGCGGACGATGGGCTTGAGGTGCATACGGACTCCTAGGCGGCGTGTGCCGCTGGGTTGAGGGCGGCCAGCGCTTCTTCGCGGGCGCGGCCGATCAGTGACAGCGGCACGCGCTGCAGGCCAAGCGGGTCGGTCCAACGGTTCTCCACGAGCGAGCGCAAATGCGTCGGCCGCGTGGCCACGCCGCAGCGGGCGCACTGGATGTGAAACGTCACAGGCACGGGCGTGCCCAGGCGGGTGCGCAGGCGCAGCGGTGCGCCGTGCGTTTCCACCCACTGGGGGTGGTGGCCGGCGCGGCAGCCGGGGATGCTGGGATGCAGCGGGATGGCGATTTGACGCATGGTCATGCCTCCAGTGAGTAGATATCGGCGTTGCCGGCGAGCAAGCCGGGGATGGGCCGCACGGTGTCCTCCACGCCGGCATGGATGGCTGCCAGGCACTCGTCCGTCTCTGCCGTGCACGCGCGTGCGATGACGGCCCAGAACGCAGCCAGCTGTGCCTCGCCGCGCAGGCGTGCCTGGGTGGCCTGCGTGTAGGCGTACCGGTGGGCCGCAAAGGCGGTGCGCATGCGGCGGTCCAGGGAGATGTCAGCGGCCACGGGCGATGGCCTCTGCGTGTTCGGCGTGTGCCTGCGCGAGCTCCAAAATCCGGTGGGGTACTGCGTAGCAGGCCAACAGGGCGACCAGGCACCAGGCGGCGCGCATGCGGCGGCTCATGGCTGCACCTGCCGGACGCGGCGGCCGGCGCGATCAAGCCAGCGCACGGCAGCGCGCAGCGCAGTAGCGGACATGCGGTACCGGCCGGCGCCGATCTGCAGCTCGGTCGGGCGCGCTACCAGTTGCCGCGCGAACCCCACCGAGACCTCCTGCGCGGTGCGGCTGTACTCGCTGGCATACAGGCCGGCCCAGACATGCCCGCGCCCAAACTGCGTGCTGTCGGGCGTCACCTGCAGGCACAGCAGCTGCCCTCGGTGGCCAGTGGCGAAGTCGGCGCATTGCAACGCGGCAGCGGGTGTGTGGGTGCGCATGTCAGGGCACCTCGCGCACGGCAATGTCGTGCTCACGCAACCAGGCGATGATCGCCACGCGCGTGTCGTCATCGGCCGGGATGGCGGTGTTGCCGAACACCATGCAGTGCGTCGGCACGCTGCTCACCTGGTCACGGTCACAGCGGGTGAGGCTGTAATGTTCGGGGGCGCCGTCGCCCATCACCGGGCACACGGCGGCCAGCACGGTGTCGCCGACAACGGTCAATTGCAGTCGCAGGTCGCGAGCAAGACGGAAGCGCGCGGTGGAGCGGGCGGATGCGGTGGCGGCGGTCATGCCGGCAATGCCTCAGAGGTGCGGCTCGGCGCGTCTTGCATCACGTCATCCGCCCAGGCCTTGAGCGCCATCCACGATGCGGGCGGCAACTCAATGCAGCTGTGGTCGAGCCAAAGGCAATGACGTATGCCGTCTGTTTGCGCCAGCGTCTCGAAGGACGGCTGCGCACCATCGCTACCGACGATGGTGACGAGCTGGGTTGCAGCTGCTCGCTGGCGCTCGTAATAGACCTCGGCGATCCAGTAGCGCGCACGTGTTGCCGCGTTGAGGCCGGTGGACAGGACGGCCTTCGTTGGGCCGTAGCACGCTACTTCCAGGCGCGTGGCGCTCATGCGCGCTGCTCCCGCGCAAAGTCACGGCTGGCCGCCTCTTCGCGCAAGCCCTGCAGCTCGATGCGGTTGGTGCGCTTGGGGTAGCGGTGCGGCCCCTTGCTCATGCCGCGGCGCTTGAGTGCGTTGGCGTGGGCGTGGTCTGCGGCCGCACAGGCGCTGAGGCAGCGGCGCGTGGCGGGGCCGCTCAGCGTTACCGCGGCGGTGAGCTCGTCGAACTCAGGGTCTGCATTCCGGGACATGGCGCTCTCTCCGAAGAAGGAGGGCGCCGGCGGGTCAGTCAGGCCAGGGGAGGGGCCTGCTACCGGTCAGAAGGGAAGGTTGACCGGCAGGGACGACCCGCCGGTCGCCCGTCAGCTTTGTGGGCCGACGGACAAAGTAAAGCACTGCTTTATTTTACAGTCAAGCGTTGCTTTATTGAGCTTTAGTAGCGCTGCACATGGATTGGTTTTTCTTGACCAATCACGTAGCACACAGATGCCACGAGCTTGGCTCGAATGATCTTGGATTCAAACCAGCGATCGATCGGATCAGCGACGGTAGGCGTGTCGAATCGTGTGCTGCCTTCTGACATAGATGGCTCAGTTGGCATGATCGCGTAGGCTATGCGTACCGGCATTCCTTTGAACGCGCGAGCTTCATCAATTGCGAGAGGGCAAGGCGCTGGTAATCGATAACCGTATCGCTGACGAAATGGCTTAGCCGCTAGGTTCTTGCGTGTGAAATTGAAATAGAAATCTCGGCCCTGCTCGCTTCGCACCTGAGCTGAAGTGCCAAATGCGTTGCGTCCCTCGTAGTCACGCCGGCTGTCCACTTTGCTGCCGAATCCGCATGACACACCCGTGCTGATGGGAGTCGACTCGTAGCAATCCTGTGTCCATGTCGCCTCGTAGCGTTGCTCATCCGCGTTGTACTTCATCTCCGGATGTTCAGCTTGAAAGAGGTAGCTCTTTTCAAAAGAAATGGGCGCAAAGAATTTTTCCAAGTCAGCAGTGCGTGCTTTAAATTCAGCCGAGGTCTCGTATTCACCCTTGATCCTTCGATCAGAGCGACCCTCGAATGCTGTAAAGAACGATGCAGTATCGACGATCTCTACAGTTGGTGAGTCGAGGTTGAAAGTTTCAGGCTCCCACGATATCGGCTTGGAGGCGGGCTTGACCTGCTGAGCGGGAGTAGCCGCCTTACTTGGGCTGCCTTGGTCTTGCGAACACGCGGCTAATGCCAGTGTGGTGACTAAGCTAATAGTGAAATGCTTCGCTGTCATCCTTGATCTCCTGCCAAATAGCTTCAGTTGAGCCTATCGATTCTGTTGCGGAGGTAAACCTTTCCGCCGATCACTGCCCCGCGTGGAAAAGGAAATGCAGGGTAGAGCGCAGCATTGGCGCTGACCACGTACACGGCATCTCCTCGATCCTGCAGCCCTTTGACTTGCTGGCCGTTGCCAGTGTTGAGCAGATAGATTCCGTCACCGTCAAAACTCTTGACGCCGGTATCGACAATTAGCGCCTCTCCCGGCTGTATGACTGGAATCATTGAGTCTCCGCGACCCGTTACGAGCACAAGCCGGCCAGGTGGAGGAACGAAACCCACAACAGACCGAATGTACGCAGGGGTGAAGTTCATTGACTTAATGACCTCCGGGTAGTCCTCATTGATCCTTCCATCTCCCATATCCGCATCTCCATCGATCTGATCCACGCGGACATGATCTCTATCGGATATCTCACCCGATGAGACATAAGCAGTAGAGGCTTCTGCTACGTGGCTTGAGGCGGAAGACATACCGAAGTGCGCCAACGACGTACCCGTCAGCATGGCGAGCTGAGGAAGACGGCGCTTATCCACCTTGCCGGTGCGGAGCCAGCCTGAGACTGCTTGCTCCGACACACGCAGAGCTTCGGCTATGTGTTTTTGGGTGTGGCCGGAGCGATCTATTGCGCTCCGAATGGCAGCGGCCATGGCAGTATTGTCAAGCATTGCTTGATTGTCCGTCCAATCGGAAGAAAAAGTAATAAAGCGTCGCTTGACTGGAGAACTAAAGCAGTGCTTTACTTCCCGGCCATGAAGACCATCATTTCCGACGCAGTCGCTTTACTTGAGGGTGGGCAGGCTGCGCTTGCGAGGCGCCTGGGGGTGAGTCCCCAAGCAGTGAGCCAGTGGGTCAAGGGGCATCGACCGGTTCCGCCAAAGCATGCGATCGCGATTGAGCGGGAAACCGGGGTTTCTCGCCATGCTCTCCGACCGGATGTTTTCGGCCCGGCTGCCGACGTGCAGGAGGTGGCCTGATGTCCGGCTTCTTCGTTTCGATTCACTTCTTGGCCGGATCGCTCCACATCCAATTTTCTTGCCTGCACGTCAGTCCTTTGCGTCGAGCGCGCGTGGCAACGCTGCTTCTAGAGGAGATTTCCTGATGCGCCCGCTTGATATGAGCTTATTACTGGGGGCTGCCCGGTTGGGTAGCGTCAACTTTGAGTGCGAAGAACACGGCGTCGTAGACCTTGGGCCCGCGACAGACGAAGAACACGGTTTCTTTGTCGTGGGCCGCCTCCAGGGCCTTGCGGACCCTCATGGGCGCTGCGGTTTCGGTGGCAACCTCGACCATGTGGAATCGACCGTGCCCGTGGTCCTTGCCGTAAGCGGCCAGCGCGTTGAGCGTGTTCTGTGCCACCGGCGTGGTATGGACCTCGCCGCGCTCGATGCGGCCCACGCCGATGGCGGTGAACAAGTGCTTTCCCTGGTGGATGGTGTCGTACACGGGGTAGACGTGTCCGTGCTCGTCGGGCGCGATCCTGAGCAAGTGGCTGCTGGTCATGGTGCTTTCCTTGTTGGTCCTGCCTATGTGGTTGAGGGTCAATGCACGGCCGCTGCGTTGATTGCGGGGAGTGCGGCCTGATGCCCTGCCCATTGTTGAATCCGGCGTATCAGCGCGCCGTCCTGCGTGCGGTGGGAACCCCGCCTGCTGATGCCAGCGTGGTGGGGTTGTCGTTGGACACCATCAGTGGCCGCGCTGACGACGCGTTGCGCCTGCGGCTGAGCCTGGGTGAAGCCGAGCGTACTGCGTTGGCGCTCCTCGATGCTGTGGCGGTCCAGCGCTACCGCGCGTCGCTGTGCCAGGTCCAGGCGTCGATATCGTCGGGCAGCCCGAGTTCCGATGGGTCGCCACAGGATGGCCAGTCGGTGTATCCGCCTGCCAAGTCGTCCAGCGCTTGCTGTGGGGAGGGGTAGGTTCCCATGAGCTTCTCGTCCTCGAACCATGGCTGCCAGCCGCCATCCGCATGTGCAATGCGAAAAATGCCTGCTCGCGTCTTGCGCCAGAAAAATTGCGCCATGCAGATCACCTTTCCCGATGCCGTGATTGCCGAAGCATACCTGGCGGCGCACTGCAGTAACTGTGAGACCTGCTACGTGTCCCGCCACATCACTCCGCTGGATGACGCCTTGACCGCGGGCGAGCTCGCCACCCTGGTAGGCCTGCCGATCCACAACAACGGCGATCTCGCCGACCTGTGCCTGACCGCCGACGACTGGGCGGCACTCACCGAGCGCCGCCGCCGCGTGGGCTGGCCGCTCAACTTCGTCAAAGCAAGTTTTGCTTCGGATTCGTCTATGTCGCCCTCCCCAAGGGCTTCTGTTGGAGCTGTGGGGGTTCTGGCTTACCGCGGGGAGTGTGGCACCTATGCGTAAGCCCAGCCACGAACTGGTGCTGGATCGGGTCCGCCAGCAGTGGGAGCGGGGCGCGCCTGCGCAAGCTGCCTCAACCATGCCGGGGATGCTCCGCAACGCGGCTGCGATCGTCTTGACCGCGGCCGGCCTGGTCGCGTTCTGCGCCGGCCTGCTGGGGAACAAAGAACACGGCGACGACGGCACCGACGCCGGTGCGGATGTCGTACCAGCGCAGTGCACTGAATTGCATAGTGGCGGGGCTTCCTTGCATGCCGCGCATGGTGCTGCAGAGGCAGGTCCCGGCGCATGAAGGACGTCCGTCAGTTTCTGCCGCCCAGGCAGTCGGTGGTCTACGCCCACACCCGCCGCATGCTGGATGCCACGGCCTGCAACTACACCACGTTCGCCATGCAGGTTGCCGAGCGCTACCTCGCCACAACGGCGCCCGACGTGCGGCAGGTGAAGCTGCGCACCGGTGAGGGCGTTGAATTGATCAAGGCGATGGAGAACAACGCCCAGGTGCTCCGCCGCTACATGGACGGCACGGTCAAGTCCTTGCCGGCAGATCTGGAGGACGCGTGGGTGCTGAGCCTGCCGGAGCCGTACCGCAGCGATTGCGAGCAGGACCTGGCGCGCCGCCGCGGCATGCTGGCTGTGCCGATGCCCAGCGACGATGGCATGCAGGTGGCGTGCGTGGCCACGCTGTTTCAAGAGTACGGCGAGCTGGTGAGCGCGCTGGCCCCGGCCGTGGCAGATGGTAAGTTCGGCCCCGAAGACCGGCAGTACGCCGACGAGATCGGCCGCAAGGGCGACGACGTCATCGGCGCCGTGATCGGCATGAAGCGCGCCCTGCGTCAGGGCATCGAGAGCGGAGCGGCCGGTGCTTGAGATGGCCATCTACCGCGCGCCCCGGGCACCACACCCCGCCGGCCGCAAGACCATCAGCCTGGTTGCGCGGCAGCACATGGACGAGGCACTACGTCTGCTCAATGGCGACACGCCTGGGCTCACTGGCGAGGACGCCCTGGCCGAACGTGAGCGACTGCGACGCGAGGATGCCGCGCGCGACGCAGTGCAGAGCGAATTGCCGCTGCCCTGCGCCCCATCTCCCCGGGAGGCGACGAAAAGGGCGCGCGGGCAGGGCGGGGCACTGAATCTGAACGAGGGGGCGACCTGTTCAGCTCCGGGCGATGGGTCCTCCTGGCCGACCCCCGATGCGGGTAATTCGGACCCCGTTCCTTTGGTAGATAGCGCGGCTGGAAGTTACTGAATGTTGGCGAATTACGACGATGTGCTCGGCCAGCTGCGCGATGCCGGCCTGATCCTCGACAGCCTGGATGCGAGCGGGCGCATGGTCCGCTGCAAGGTGGAAGGCTCGCGCGAGCGGCGCGGCTGGTATGTGCTGCACGAGCTGCAGACCAACGGCGCGGATGTGCTGATTGTTGGCACCTACGGCATCTGGCGCGGTAACGACAACGGCGCGATCAAGGTGGAGCTGCGCAAGCGCGACAGCGAGTTCACCGCCGAGCAGCGCGAGGCACTGAAGCGCCGGTTGGCGGAGGACCGCCGCCGCGCAGAAGTCGCGCGGCAGGAAGAAAACCGCCGTGCCGCCGAACGCGCCACCCGCGCCTGGGGCAAGGCGCTGCATGATGGCGAGTCTGACTACCTCACCTCCAAGGGCGTGCAGGGCTTCGGCTTGCGCTACGGTGGCTCGGGTATCGCGGTGGTGCCGCTGCTCGATGGCAATGGGGCCATCCACGGGCTGCAGTTGCTGCGCACGGCCAAACAGGCCGACCAGCAGCGCAAGCCGGTGAAGGAATTCTGGCCGGCGGGTCTCGCCAAGCGCGGGCATTTCCACCTGATCGGTGGCACGCCGCAGTGGATACTGCTGGTGGCTGAGGGCTACGCCACAGCCGCCAGCTTGCACATGGCCACCGGCTACCCAGTGGCCGTGGCCTTCGATGCCGGCAACTTGATGCCAGTGGCCAGCGCGCTGGCCAAGCGTTACCGCAGCACCAAGGTGCTGATTTGCGGCGACGACGACGTGCTGCAGAAGTGCCGCGCGTGCAAGTCACGCCTGGTGCTCACCGAGCATCCGAAGACATGCCCCACCTGCGGGGAAGACCACAAGGCCGAGAACGCCGGCATGCTGGGCGCGAGCGCGGCAGCACTCGATGTGCACGGCGCGGCGTTGCTGCCGGTCTTCGCGGAAGAGGACGCGCGGCGTGCGGCATACATCGAGCACGGCCGAAAAGTCAGCGACTTCAACGACCTGCACCTGGCCGAAGGGCTGCACGTGGTACGTGCGCAGGTGGAGGCTCGCATCACGGAGCTGTCCTGGCGTGCGCCGGTAGAGAAACGCGTCGCTTCCATCCCCAGCACCGGGGGCGCGGGGAAGGCCCTGCTCAAGCCGATCGACAGCATCGACACGCTACTCAGTCGCTTCGCGCTGGTGTACGGGCAGGGTGGCACGGTCTTCGATCACCAAGAGCATATGCTGGTGGCGCTGGGAGACATGCGCGATGCATGCGTGCGGCGCGAGCTGCACCGTGCGTGGTTGGAGAGCCCGCAGCGCGCCATCGTGCGCGTGCAAGAGGTGGACTTCGACCCGTCCGGCTGCAAGCCGGGCATCACCTGCAACCTGTTCGCCGGCTGGCCAACGGTGCCGCAAGAGGGCACCTGCGACAAGCTGTTGCAGCTGCTGTGGCACATGTGCGGCAACGAGGCCAACCAGCGCATGCTCTATGACTGGGTGATCAAGTGGCTGGCGTACCCGCTGCAGTACCCGGGCGCCAAGATGAAATCGACGATCGTGATTCACGGGCCGCAGGGCACCGGCAAAAACATGTTCTTCGACGAGTACATGAAGCTGTTCGGCGAATACGGCCGCGTGCTTGACCAGTCCGCCCTGGAGGACAAGTTCAACGACTGGGCGAGCCGCAAACTGTTCCTGCTGGCCGACGAAGTGGTGGCGCGCACCGAGGTGTATCACCTCAAGAACAAGCTGAAGGCCCTGATCACGGGCGACCGCATCCGCATCAACCCGAAGAACATCCAGGCCTACGAGGAAGACAACCACGCCAACCTGGTGTTCCTCTCGAACGAGGCCATGCCCGTCGTGCTCGAGGAAGACGACCGACGGCACGCCGTCATCTGGACGCCGGACAAGCTGCAGGCGGAGTTCTACCAAGAGGTGCTAGCGGAGATCCGCGCCGGCGGCACCGCAGCGCTGCACCACTACCTGCTGCAGGTGGACCTGGGCGACTTCACCAACGGCACCAATCCTCCCATGACGGCGGCGAAAGCCGAGCTGATCAACCTGGGGCAAGACAGCCCACAGCGGTTCCTGGACGAGCTGTACGGGCAGGACATTCCTGGGCTCAAGCCGCGGCCGGCGCCCTCGAAGGAGTGGTACGAGGTTTACAAGGTCTGGTGCGGCCGCGAAGGCGTGAAGCCGGCTCCGTCACCCAAGTTCATCAACGCGCTGGTGCGAAAGCGTGGCATCACGCATCCCGATCGCGCGCGCAAGCGCTACCTCATCGAGCAGACCAGCCACGGACCACACGGGTTCCTGCTGCTGGGCAACGCGAATTGCCCGGACGAACAGACCGAATCGGCCTGGCTGGGCACCGAGGTGGTCGGTTTTCGCGGCGCCTTCAACGAATACAAGGGGCGTGCATGACCACTGCGCCTATCGATGTGCGGGATGTGCGGGACGGTGTGCGGGCACCTGTGCGGGCCCAAATGTTTGTAGCAGTAAGCCTGTGCGGGATGTGCGGGCGTTTTACTTCCTACGTGGGCGCGGGCGCGTGGGCAGCCGTGCAAGACGCATTCGCGCAACGCCTCTCCCACGCGTGTGAGTGCCCGCACATCCCGCACATCCCGCACATCGCTACCGCCACGGGCGTTTCAGGCAATGCGCGTCCCGCACATGTCCCCGCACAGGCCGCACACGCTCACGCGCGCGCGTTTTTTCCTGTCTCGCTGGCCTTGAAAGAAATGGAAGAAGTGGAGCACTGGGTATGACGGACAACGATGTGGTGGTGACGGGCAAGGAGCTGGCGGCCTACATCGGCTGCCGGCCGTCTTACATCGTGGAGCTCAAGCGCAACGGTCGCCTGGTGCAGGCCGAAGGCGGCAAGGGCTACCTCAAGAGCGCTTCCCTGGCGCTGTACGAGCAGACCCGCGACCCGTCGCGTGCCGGCGTTGCTGCGCGCCACACCGAGGCGCGCGGTGCTGCATTGGTGGGAGAGGGTAGCGACGAGCAGGACGACTCCGACGAGCCCCAGACCAGCGATGCCAAGCGCAGAGCCAAGGCGCTGGCGGACAGGGCGGAGACCGACGCACAGTTGGCGCAGATCGAGCTGGCCAAGGAACTCGGCAATCTGCTGCCGCGCGCCGACGTGGAGCAGGCCATCTCCGAAGCTGGCACTGGGCTGCGCGTAGCGCTCGAGCGCATCCCCGACACACTCGCGCCGCAGCTGGCCGCGGCCACCGACGAAGCCAAGGTGCGGCAGCTGCTGTGGGACGAGCTGACCCACGCGCTGGAAGAGATGAGCCGCGGCTTTCGATCAGCCACCAAGCCGGCGGAGGTGGAGGGGTGAGGTCGGACAACAAGCTGGCTCGCGGCGGCCTCGTTGCCAGCCACCGCCGAATCGAAGCCGATTCACTACGTGCGAGCCGCATAGTGCTGAAGCCGGTGCGTCGTTGCGAGGTTTCCCTTTGATTACATCGGCGACTCTCCGTATCAATGCGGTGCTTGCACGTGCGCTGCAGCCGCGCCGCCCACTGACCGTGTCGCAGTGGTGCGACGAGCACATGCGCTTGTCGAGCAAGGGCAGCAGCAAGCCAGGACGTTGGGTTACCGACCGCAACCCGCCGTTGCGCGAGCCGATGGATAGCATGTCGGCGCGTAGCCCGGTGCACGTCCAGGTATGCATGTTTCCCATTCAGTTCGGCAAGAGCCAACTGGCCACCAACAGCATGGCTTACTGGATGGACTACGCGCCCGCACCGATCATGTACGCGCTGCCGGGCGAGGCCTCCATGAACAAGTGGATCGCCCAGAAACTCAACCCCATGATCGAAGTGTGCCCGGCCGTGCGGCGTGCGCTCAGCAGCACGGCCAGTCGCGACAGCGCCAACCAGCGCACCTTCAAAGACTTCGCCGGTGGTCAGCTCTACGTGGAGCATATGGGTAGCCCGCAGCGGCTGAAGTCCACCACGGTGAAGTACCTGCAGGTCGACGAGATCGACGAGGCGCCGCAGCAACTTAGCACCGGCGATGACCCTATCAAGATGCTCGACGGGCGCACATCGGCATTTCCCACCACCTACAAACGCCAGTACATCAGCACGCCCGGCATCGCCGGCATCAGTCGTATTTCCAAGCTCTACGACAAGAGCGACCAGCGCCGCTACCACGTGCCGTGCCCGCACTGCGGACATTTCCAGGCGCTCACGTGGAGCGGGCTGGTGTGGGCGCCAGATGCCAAGCACGCATGGTACGCGTGCAGCGAGTGTGGCTCAGCCATCGAAGAGCACCACAAGACCGACATGATCGCCGCCGGCCGTTGGGTGGCGGGCAACCCAGATTCGGACATCCGCGGCTACACGATCAATTGCCTGTACTACCAGTTCGGCCTGGGACCGCGTTGGGCCGATCTGGTGCGCGAGTGGCTTGACGCGCAGAACGATCCGGCTGCGCTCAAGACATTTATCAACGACCGCCTGGCCGAGACGTGGGAAGACCCGTCGATGCGCTCGGTCAAGCACAACGTCATCGCCGACCGCGCAGAGCCGTACCGCCTGCGGCACGCGCCTCGCGGCGTCCTGGCCATCACGGTGGGTGTCGATACGCAGGACAACCGACTTGCGGTGCATATCGTGGGATGGGGCAGGGGCATGGCTGCCTGGACGCTGGACTACGTCGAGCTGCCGGGCGACCCCGCCGAGGAGGCTGTGTGGGTGGCGCTGACCGATCTTCTGAACCGCTCCATCGAGCGCGAGGACGGCATCCTGCTACGGCCACTGTCGATCGCCATCGATGCGGGCGGTCACCGCACGGAGGCGGTGAAGAACTATGTGCGGCAACGCTTGGTCACGCGTCCGATGTGTATCTTCGGTGCGAAGCCGAACAATGCGCCCATCCTGTCCAAGGGCAAGCTTGCGGACGTCACCTGGCGCGGACGCACAGACAAGCGCGGCATCACCATTTATCACGTCGGCGGCGTGGCGGCGAAGCACTATCTCTACAGCCGTCTGTCTGCTGACGCCGAGCGGCAGGCCGATGCGCGGCTCGTGCACTTCAGCGACCAGCTGCCGCCCGAGTTCTTCCCCGGCCTGGTATCAGAGGTTTATAACCCGGTCAAGAATCGTTTCGAGAAGCGCGTCGTGCGCAACGAGCCACTCGATACGTGGGTGTATGCCTACGCTGCGGCGCATCACCCGGAAGTGCGCCTGCACCGATTCGGCAAGGCGGATTGGGATGCGGTGGACCAACGGCAAATGACGGGGGCGCTCGTCCCGTCGGAAAATGATTCCCGTGGAACCCAGAGCGAGGCACCCGTCAGTGCTGGCCAATCGGATTCCCGTGGAACCCTCGCCGCAACTCCGGTCAGAAATCGGGCGAGTGGGTTCGCGCGCGATGGGTGGGGACTCTGATGGCGCGCGCGAGTGAGTCAGCCGAACAATTGCGCGAGCGCATATTGCGCGCGATGCAGCGAGACATTGGCATCAGCGAGCAGATGGCGCAGCCGTTCATCGAATCAATCATGCGATGTTTTGCCGGTGAGCAGCCTTATTTTCCTTCGGTTGTGCGGGAGTATCCCGTGCTCCTGATTCGTTCCGCATTGGAGCAAGGCGAGCCGGTCAAAACCGTGATGCGCACGTTCGATATCTCCCGTTCGAAGCTGCACCAGCTTTTCCCAGGCGGCCTTCCAACGCGTGAAAATCGGGGCGTGTCCACGGTTTCAATGAAATCAGCGACAAAATAGTTTTTCGGCCCTTACCAATCAGTAACTTACAAGGGGGTGTGTCCACGGTTTCATTTAGTTCGTGGACAGTCCGGTCTATAGCCTGTGTATCTATGACGACCGCACAGGAAATGCTCACCACATACCAGCAGGCAGAGATTGCCGTGCTGCAGGGGCAGAGCTTTCGATTCGGTGAGCGCATGCTCACGCGCGCCGATCTGGCGGAGATCCGCAAGGGCCGCCAGGAATGGCAGGCCGCCGTCGATCGCGAGAGCAATGCAGGCCGCCGGGCTCGCTGGGCCACTGCCGATTTTGGCGGGCGCACTTGATGAGCAGTGCAACCCTCGCGCGCACGCGCTTGTCCACCGCGCTCGCCGCTGACCGCGCCATCCACGCGGCGGAAATGCGCGGTGCCGTGACGGCCCCTGTTGTGTCGCGCGCCCACGAGGTCACCCGCCCGTCGCGTAGCCGCAAGCTGGCGCGCGATTGGGGCAGCGGCAACGCCATTGCCGGTATGGATGCGCGGCAGCTGCGTGACCAGGCGCGCCACCTTGAGCGCGACCTGGACCTGGCCGACAACGCGCTCAATGTGCTGGTGCAAAACACCGTGGGTTCCGGCATCGACGTGCTGTCGGCGCCGCGCCTGCCCGGCCAGCCGATCAACCGCGATCTGGCCCTTCAGCTGGATGAGCTGTGGGACGTGTGGTGGGACGCGCCCGAAGTCACCCGCGCCCACGACTACGGCGCGTGCCAGCAATTGTTGGCGCGCAGCTGGCTGCGTGACGGCGAGGCGTTCTACCAGGACCTCGTCGGCACCGTGCCGTATCTGGAGCATGGCGGCGGCGTGCCGTACAGCATCGAGATGCTGGAAGCTGACCTGGTCCCGCTGGACTTCAACGACCCGGCGCGCAACATTCTGCAGGGTGTGGAGCGCAACGCTTGGGGCAGGCCGGTTGCCTACCACGTGTACAAGCAGCACCCTGGCGACCCGCTGGGCTGGACCACCGAAACCAAGCGTGTGAGCGCGGAGGTGATGCACTGCATCGCCAACCTCAAGCGGCTTCACCAGGTGCGCGGCCTGAGCGTGTTTGCCAGCGCCATGTCGCGCTTCGAAGACGTCAAGGACTACGAAGAGTCCGAGCGCATCGCGGCCAAGGTGGCTGCGTCGATGACGTTCCAGATCAAGAAGGGCTCGGGCGAGCTTTATCATCCGCCCGGCGAGGGCCTGGGCGGCGTCGCACTGATGCAGCAGGGCTTGCCGGTGCGGGAGCTGCGTATGGCGCCCGGCGCCATCTTCGACGACCTGCTGCCGGGCGAATCCATCGAAAGCCTGGGCACAGATCGTCCCAACCCGAACGCAGCGACCTGGCGCAAAGAGCAGCTGCGCGCCGCAGCCGGTGGCATTGGCGTGAGTTACTCCAGTCTGTCGCTGGACTACAACGGCACGTACTCCGCGCAGCGCCAGGAGCTGGTGGAGAAGTGGGGCAGCTATCTGATGCTGGCCGAGCGCTTTATTGCGCTGTCGGTGCGCCCGCAGCGCCAGCGTTTTGTCGAGGCGGCGGTGTTGGCCGGCAAGGTGCGCTTGCCGCGCGGCTGGTCGTTGCGCCACTTGGCCGCGTCGACCTACGTGCGCCCGATCATGCCGTGGATCGATCCGCTGAAGGAGGCCTACGCCAAGGGCGAGGCCGAGGACCGTGGTTGGGTGAGCCCGCAGCAGAACACGCTGCAGTACGGCAATAACCCCGACGAAGTGCTGCGCCAGCGCCAGGACTGGCAGCAACAGCAGCAGCAATTGCAGCCGGCTGTGCCGGTACCTGCGGAAACCCGGGCGCAGCTGCGCGCGGATCTGACGCGCGACATGTTGAGGGGCATCTGACTATGCGACCTACTGCACTCACCGCGGCGTTGGGCCGCGTGCTTGCCGATGCCGGCCAGGCGCTCGGCCCTTGCCTGCTCAAGATCGAGGCCCGCGCCAACGACATCGCCGAGGTGATGATCTACGGCACCATAGGCGACAGCCTTTGGTCGGAATCGGTCTCCGCACTGGAGTTGGCCGAGCAGATCAGCCAGATCACCGCCGGCACGATCCACGTGCGCATCAACAGCGGCGGCGGTGTCGTGGCCGATGGCATGGCCATCTACAACGCACTGAGCCAGCACGCCGCGCACAAGGTGGTGTTCGTGGACGGCCAGGCGGCATCGATCGCCTCGCTGATCGCCATGGCCGGCAATGAGGTGGTGATGTACGCCAGCTCGCTGCTGATGGTGCATGCGCCACACACGATCGCCGCCGGCAACGCGTCCTCGTTCCGCCAGTACGCCACCGCGCTGGATGCGCACGCCGGTGCGATGTTGGAGGCCTATGCCACCAAAACCGGCAAGCGCACCGAGGTGGAGCAGCTGCTTACCGACGGCGCCGACCATTGGTACACCGGCGCGCAGGCGGTGGAGTTCGGCTTTGCCGACCGCGTTGCGGACACCGCCGCCGCCGCTCGCGCCGAGGGCGCCTGCGTTGTGGCGCTTACCGGCTACCTGCAGGCCATCAACCAGGCGCCGGCCCCGGTTGCCGCGCAGCTGCGCGGGCACATCGCCGCCGCACTCAGCCCCAGCGTGTTCGCCTCACTTCCCGAGGTCACCCAAACGGCCGTTGTTGGCCACATCGAGGATCCTATGACCCAGCAAACCTATCTCCGTATCCTCGCCAACGCCGGTGGCGGGCAGGGTGCAACGACGACCACCACCGTGACCCCGCCGCCGGCTGCGGCTGCGCCAACGCCGGTGGTTGCCGCCGCCCCGGACGCCGCTGCTGCCGTGCAGGCCGCACTTGTGGCCATGCGCGGGCGCAACACCGACATCATGGCGCTGGCCGAGCCGCACATGGGCAATGCGGAGATCCGCGCCTATGTGGATGGCGTCATTGCCGCCGCCGACCCGAATGTCACCGCGGACAACGTAGGCCGCCACATCCTGGCGTTGATGGGCCGCAACGGCGAGCCGCTCAACGGCCGTGCCGGCATCGTTCCCGGTGGCGATCAACGCGACCAGACCCGCGCTGCGATGGGCAATGCCATCCAGGCACGTGTCGGCCTGGTGCAGGCCACCGACGGCAACCCGTATCGCGGCCTGAGCATGACCGAGCTGGCGCGGGCATGCGTGGAATCGACCGGCACCAACACGCGTGGCATGGACCGCCTTCAGGTGGTGGGCCTGGCCTTTACGCACAGCACGTCCGACTTCCCGGCGCTGCTCGGCGATGCGGCACGCCGCGCAATCTTGCAGGGCTACCAGGAAGTGGAAGAGCAGTTCGATCAGTTCACCCGGGCGGTGAACGTGCCGGACTTCAAGCCGACCAACTTGGTCGGCCTGGGCGCCTTCAGCGATTTGCTCGTGGTGCCGGAGGGCGGCGAGTACAAGTACGGCACCTTCAGTGAGCAGTCGCAGGCGATGAAGATCGTCACCTACGGCCGGCTGTTTTCGATTACCCGTCAGGCCGTCATCAACGATGACCTGGGCGTCTTCAGCGACGTGCCGCGCAAGATGGGCCAGGCCGCCAAGCGCACGATGGCCAAGGCAGTGTTCAACCTGATCACCGCCAACCCGGTACTTGCCGACGGCAAGACGCTGTTCCATGCCGACCACGGCAACCTATTGCCCGGTGCCGGCATCACCACCGAAAGTGTGGCGGCCATGCAGGCGCGCATGGCGCTGCAGAAGGACACGGACGGCAACATCATCCGTGTGCCGATGAAGTCCCTGCTGGTGCCGGTGGCACTGAGCGGCGCCGCGCTCACCGTGCGTGCCAGCCAGTACGAAGTTGGTGCGGCTAGTCGTGCCAATACCACGCCGAACATCGTGCAGAACACGTTCGACGTCATCAGCGATGGCCGGCTCGATGCCGTCAGCGCCAACGCCTGGTACGGCGTTGCCAACTCGGCTTACGTCGACAGCATTGTGGTGGGCTATCTCGACGGCAACCAGACCCCGTATCTGGAACAGCACGAGGGCTTCACCGTCGACGGCGTGGCCTGGAAGGTCCGTCTGGACGCCGCACCTGCGGTGGCCGATTACCGCGGCATCTACAAGAACCCGGGCGCGTGATCGCGCACGCGGCGACGCCAGTCGCCGCGTGCCGCTTGTCTGATCCCTCTACTTACGTCTCCGGAGAAACTGCATGAAAAACGCACATCAAGACGGCCGTGTGCTCGATATCACTCTGACTGCAGCCGCCAAGAGCGGGCAAGTGGTTGTGATTGGCAAGCTGGTCGGCGTCGCTGTCACCGACGGCGAGATCGGCGACACCATCGCCGTCCATGTGGAAGGTGTCTTCCGCCTGCCCAAACTGGGCACCGCTGTATTTGCTGTTGGCACCGTAGTCAATTGGGACACCGGTAATGCACGCGCCATTGTCGCGGCGGGTGGCGCTGGTGCCGCCAACGGTATCGGTTATGCCGTGGCCGCTGCTGCCAACGGCACCACGGAACTGCTGGTGCGGCTGACGCCTGGCACCGCAACCGCTGGCGCCTAACCCCTCGACCACCATCGCACGCAGATGCCCGTGTGGCGCGTGCGGTGGTGGGTCTTCTGACCTCTTTGAGTACTGCATCCATGTCCAGGCCTCGTGGCGTGCGAAATAACAATCCCGGCAACATCGATCGCACCAGCACCGTCTGGCAGGGCGAGGATCGCAGTGCGTCCGCCTTGGCGCGCGAGTCGCGCTTTGCCGTCTTCGATACGCCCGAATACGGCTTCCGTGCGCTGGTCAAGACGCTGCTGACCTACCAGCGCAAGCATGGCCTGCGCACAGTGCGCGGCATCATCAACCGTTGGGCGCCGCCGGTGGAGAACGACACCGGTGCCTATGCGCGCCAGGTGGCTACCGCACTCGGCGTGGATGTGGACCAGCGCATCAACGTGGAAGCGCCGGCTACGGCGTTCCAGCTGGCCAAGGCGATCGCCAAGCACGAGAACGGCGGCAACTTCTGGGGCGATGCGGTCATCTGGGATGGCGTGGAGCTGGCGGGGATCGCCCGGTGATGGACGGCGGCGCTACGGTGGTGCTGAAGACGGCGGCGCTGCTGGTGGCCACCAGCGCGGGCAGCGCGGTAGTCACCGAGGTGATCACCGGCAGCGAACACCTGTTCCTTGGCATTCCGCAGTCGTGGTTTCTGGCGGCGGTGGTGGGTGCGTTGGTGGGCCTGCTGCTGCTCAGTGAGATCGACGTGGGTAAGGTGTCCGCGCCCAGCGGTGGGCCGGGCGTGCAGTGGCTGACGCTGCTGCTACGCGTGGGCTTGCTGGGGCTGTTCGTGCTGGGGTTTGCGTTGGCGGCCGGCTGGATCGTGGTGGCGCTGGCCAACTACTTTCCCTCGGTGCACCGCATTGGCATCGCAGTGAGCGGGCTGAGCGGCTTCATCATCAAGCCGATGCTGCCGCACTACCTGGGCGCACTGCAGAAGTGGTCCGACCGGTTGGCCGGCCGCGCAGGAGGTGCCGCGTGAGCATCTACCTCCTGAGCCTGGTCAGTACGCTGGCGGTGTTTTGCGCCACGACCTGGCAGCTGCTGCACACCTTTCATGGCGGCGAGCGTGCGCGCGATCGCGCGGCATGGGCGCTGCGGGGTGCCTGCTTCATTGGCCTCGCCGTCGGCATGCTGGGCATCTTCCTGCGTGACCTGTCCCAGCACACGCCCACGCCCTGGTACGTGCTGCTGGTGCGCGTGAGCCTGACGGTCCTGCTGATCTACCCGTGGCGTCGCCGGGAGAGTGAACGATGAATATTCTGGCCTTCCTCAAAGCGCTGGTGGCGCTGGTATTCGGATGGGCTGCCGATGCACTGACCTGGCTGCGCAAGCCGGGCAGCCGGCTGAAGGTGGTCTGTGCGCTGCTGGCCGCGCTGCTATCGATTGCTGCGCTCACGTCCTATCGCAAGGGCCAGCAGGTCATCGTGGTGACGCGCCAGGTGGCGCAGTGCCAGAGCGATCGCACGTCGGCCCTGGAAGCGGCGCAGCTCAAGCGCGCCGAGTTGGAGCGTAACAACGCCGACAAGGATGCCGCACTGGCGACCATCGCCGCCAAGTTGCAGGCCGAGGCCGAGAAGCTGCGAGTACTGCAGGAGCGCAACGCCGGCCTGCGCGACAAGACCGAAGCGGCCAAGGTCGCCGCAGACCGCAGCGCCAAGGCGTTCAAACAGGAATACGACCAGCGCCCGGCCGAATGCAATGCGGCCCTGCAGGCGCTGGCTGCTGCGTGCCCCAGCCTAGGAGGCTACTGATGCTGCGTTCACTGTTCGTCATCGCTATGGTCGTTGCCCTGGCTGGCTGCGGCAAGAAGGGCATCACGCGCGAAGACCCGGCGCGCCCAGTGGTCGTGGCGCCAGCGCCGGCCGTGATTGCCGTGCCGGTACGCACCTACGTGCAGATCGAGCCGCGCCTGACGCAGCGCTGCGCGTGGGTGAAGAGCGGCACGCTGGAGCAGGTGCTGGACGTCTCGCGTGGGCGCAAACGCTGCCTGGAGTTCTACGAGGCCAACCTAGGCGAGATCGAACAGGTGCAGGGCACGCCAGCGGGCGAGGGCAGCCCGTGAGCCAGATCCGCATCGCGGTGGATGCCGCTAACCTGCTCGGCCGCCAATTGAGCGCACTGGAGCGCGAGCAGCTGCCGTTTGCCATCATGCAGGCGTGTAACGCCACGGCATTTGAGATTCGGGAAACGTGGAAGCGTACCGCGCCACGGGTTTTCGACAGGCCGTCGCCCCTGACAATCAACGCGGCGCTGTACACCAAAGCTACAAAACAGAGCCCTTTCGCTGAGATTTTCTTACGAGACAGGGCATCGAACGGCACTTCACCAGCAAAGTATTTGCTAGCTGAGGTGGAGGGCGGAACTCGCCGCAGGAAGGGGCTCGAAGTGCTTCTCCAGGCCAAGGGACTGATGCCTGCAGGGCAGTTTGCGCAAATGGGGCGAGGTGCCAGCTTGGACCAGTTCGGCAATGTTCGCCGTAGCCAAGTTAAAGCGGTCCTTTCGCAGTTGCAAGCACAGTCTCCCCAGCAGATCGCGGGCCGTGAAAGTAGTGCTAGGTCGCGTAAGCGCCAGTCCAGCAAAAATCGTGGCGGTCAGTACTTCGCGATCACAAAGCAACGCGGACGTTTGAAGCCTGGCATATACGAGAGGGTCGGCACCGGCTTTGGTAGTGCCGTCCGCAGCATTTTTATCTTCACTGAAAGTGCCAGCTACACGCCGCGCTACGACATCTTCGGCCTTGCCCAGCGCACCTGGGACAAGCTGATGCCGTTCTATTTTAACCGCGAGCTGGACAAGGCCATCCAAAGTGCGATCGCCAAGGTGCGCGCATGAGCCAGCGCGAGTTCTTGCAAGCCTTCGATGCGGCCACTTTTTCGGCCTTCGCTGAGGTAGGCCTGGCTGATGGCGATGCACGTTACCAGGCGCCCGACGCACCGGAAACTGTGCCGTGCACCGTGCAGATCGATCGAGCCGTGCGCGATTTCGGCGGCGACCTGGCGCCGGTGAGCACCGGCTACACGCTCGTGACCTTCCAGCGCGCCGAGGTGCAGCCGGCCAAGCGCGGCCGGCTGCTGCTGCCCGGCGAGACGCTGGTGCTGGCGGAGCGCGTGCGGCAGGACGAATCCATCAGCCAGTGGGTGGCCGACCATGGCTAGCCCACGCGAGAGCCTGCGCGCAGCGGTCGGCGCTTGTCTGCAGCGCATCAGCCGGGCCAGCGGCTACCAGACCGATGCCGGCGCCAGCCTGACGTTGGAGCCGGGCCAGGTCGACGAAGACACAGCCGCCGTGCTGACCGTGCTGGTGGCCAAGCAACAGCGCGCCAGCGAAAGCGCACTGACGCGCACGCACCGGCTGACCACGCTGGTGATCGTGGCGAAGGCGCCTGCACCGCTGGACACCGCGCAGGCGCAGCTGGACGCGCTGGTGTCCGACATCGAGCGGGCCATGGCCGACCAGCAGTTCCGCTACCCGCCCGGCATCCAGTTCCCGCAGTACGTGTCCATGGAGCCGGTAAAGCCAGAAGCCGGCATGAGCTGGATCGGCGCACTGCTCACCTACCAAACCCACATCCCCATCACCTGACGCCGCCCGCGGCACCTACGAGGAGCATCCATGCCCATCAATTCCCCCGATTACAGCTACCTGGGTAGCGGCGAGCTGCACCTGCGTAAGCGTGGTGCGGCCAAGCCGTTTCGCGGCGTTGGCAACTGCTCGGCCTTCAGCTTCTCACCACAGACCAATCGCGTGAGCCTGTTGGACAACACCCAGCCCGGTGGTGGCAATCGCAATTCGGTCGACCGGGTCACCGAGGTGCAGGTGAGCTTCACCATGCACGACTTCAGCGCGGACAACTTCGCCGATGTGCTGCGCGGTACGGCCACTTCGGTCGCGGCAGGTAACGCCATCGATGAGCTGGTGGTGGCCTACAAGGACGGCGTCACGCCGCTGCTCAACCTGGCCAACGACATCACTGCCGTCAAGCCGATCACCGGCAGCACCGTCTACGTGAAGGGGGAGGACTGGGACATCAAGAATGGCGCGCTGTACGTGCCTGCCGGCTCCGCGATCACCGAGCCGGTGGCGGGCGCCGCCAACCTGAAGGTGAGCTACGGATACGGTGCGGCCGAGCGCCTGCAGGCGCTGGTCAATCCCAATGAAGAGTACGAACTGCTGTTCCTGGGGTTCAACGAGGCGCGCAGCGGTAAAAAGGTGCGCGCGCAGGCCTACCGCGTATCCGGCGGCGTCATCGGCGAGCTGGCACTGATCGGTGAGCAGTACGGCGCTGGCACCGTCACGGGCACGCTCAGCAAGGACACCAGCAAGCCGGCCGGCGTGTCGCAGTACTTTACCTGGGATGCCGAAAAGTGAGCGAGGACATCGACATCCTGACGCCGCCCACGCGCACGATCACTTTCCGCGGCGAGCAGCTGGAACTCGGGCCGGTGACGCTGGCCCAAATTGGCCCCTTCATGACCGCCACACGGCCGATCATCGGACGCGTGCTGATCGCCGCCAGCTTGGTCAATGCCGGTGCCTCGATCGAGGTGGCTGCGCTGCTGATGGACGTGCTGGAGCAGAACGGGACGGCCTTCGCGAAGGCCGGCGCGCTCGTCACCGGCAAGCCAGAGGAATGGATTGCCGGTGCGAGCCTTGCCGATGCGGCCACGCTGGTTGAGGCAGTGGTGGAGCTCAACCAGGATTTTTTCGGCCAGCGCCTGCCGAGCCTGATGCAGGCGGCAGGCAAAGCCATCCCCGCGATGGTGGCGACGCAGGCGGAACCGACTGGGCCGATCTTGTCCACTTCCTCGTCGCCCGCGGGCACCAGCGCCGAGACGTCCTGACCTACACCCTGGTGCAAGCGAAAGCGTTCTCTGCAGCTGCTGTGCGCGACGACCACGAGCAGCTGCGGCAACGCGAAGCATCCACGGCGCAGGCCGTACGGATGGCGATGGGATCTGAGCCTGCCGCCTTTACGAAGTACCTCAACGACTTGAACCAGTAAATGGCCGACCAATCAGCAAACCTACGCGTCCGCATCAGTGCGGACGTGAACGACATCAAGCAAGGCCTCGCGTTGCTGCGCGGGCAACTTGCCGCTGTGCAGAAGCAGGCCAGCCAGCCGCTGCCGGTAAACAACCCTGTGTCGCAACTGGGCGTTTCGGCTGGTCAGACGGCGGCAGCTATGCGACAGCTGCCTGCGCAGTTCACCGACATTTTCACCAGCTTGCAGGGTGGGATGCCATTTTTCACCGTGCTGGTGCAGCAAGGTGGGCAGATCAAGGACAGCTTTGGCGGCATCGGGCCCGCGCTGTCTGGCGTCTCCTCCGCCCTGGTTGGAATGGTCAATCCGCTCACGATCACGGCCGCCGCCGCTGCAGCGGTGGCGATTGCCTGGAAGCAGGGCAGCGACGAGGCAACGGCTTACCAAAGGGCGCTGATTCTGACCGGCAACCAGTCCGGCCAAACGGCTGAGCGCCTGGCAGAAGTGGCCGCGCAGATGGATGCCATTGCCGGTGTGACCACGTCGAGCGCCGCCGCCGCGCTGGCGGAAGTGGCGGCCACTGGCAAATTTACCGCCGACCAGATGGAAACGGTGGCGATCGCCGCCGAGACCATGCGTGCCGGCACTGGCAAAGCGGTGGGCGAAACCGTCGCCGAGTTCGCCAAGATCAAGGCCGACCCGGTGGCCGCGCTGCTCGAGCTCAACGAGACCATGCACTTCCTGGACCAGACGCAGCTGGCCAACATCAGGACGCTGATCGAGCAGGGCGATCAGGTCCAGGCGGTCGCTGCTGCATTCAAGATCTACGCCGATACGCTCAAGGATAGGGCGGCTGACGTACAGGAGAACCTCGGCTACATGGAGCGGGCGTGGCGCGCAGTGGCGGGCGCTGCCGCCCTGGCTTGGGACACGATGCTTGGAGTTGGCCGGCAAGAGACGGCTACAGGCAAGATCAAGCAGCTGCAGTCAAATATTGAAGGCCTGAGAAATGGCGATAATTTCTATGGGGATGTGAGTCCTGCCAACCGTGCAAGGTTGATCGCTGATTTCCAGAAGGAGATCGAGGCGCTACAGAAAGAGGCGAACAAAAAGCCGGTCAAGGTGATCATGGCCGGTATCTACTCGGAAGTGGATACCAAGCAAGAGGAAGCTCGCACGAAGTTCCAAGAGCAGGGCGTGCAGTACCTGACCAAACAGGAGCAGCTGGAAAAGAGCATCACGGACATGCGCAAGTTGGCAGCGCAAGCCGGTATCACCGATACCAAGGTGTTGCAGCAGCGGGAGCAGGCGATGAAGGATGCTGCCGCAGCAGCTGGGGCCAGGGGCGCCGCAAGTTCGGCCACCGGCGGTCGCTCTGCAAGGCTCCAGAGTATTAAGGATGCGTTCACCGCCGAGCAGGCGCAGATCACTACCAGCACCAAGGTCCTGCAAGCGCAGTACCAGGCGCGCGAGGTCTCGGCCGAAACCTACTACCAGCGCATGCGGGATCTGGCCGAGCGGGGCACTGCCGCCGAGGCACAGTCGCTCCAGAAGCAGATCGATTACCTCAATAGCCGCAACGTCAGCGGCAAGCAGTTGATCGACGTCAATAAGCAGGTCGGCGAGCTGGAGGCGCAGCTGGTCAAGGTGCGCACCGAGGGCGCCGCGGCCCTTGAGGTGTTGTCCACCGAAGAGGGCAAGCTGAAGAAGCAGCGCGAAGACGCACTTGCCTCTTACAAGGCAGCGCTGGACGCCAGCACCGATGCGCTACAGGTAGACATGGACGCCATGATTGCCCGTGTCGGCGCGGGCGATCGCGAGTTCGAGATCCAGCAGCGCCTCAACGGCGTCTACCGGGAGCAAGCGCAGCGCCTCACCGAGCTTGCCCTGCAGAAGAACACCGGCCGCATTGACGAGGCCACCGCCGCTGCAGAGGAGCAGGCTGTGCGCGCTTCGACTGAGCGCCGTGTCCAGATCATCCGCGACGGCTATGAGCGCATGTCCGAAGCGCAGGCCGATTGGGGTAACGGCGCGTCTGCGGCGTGGACGAATTACGTGGATGAGGCCCGCAATGCTGCCGGTCAGGTGGAGTCCGCCGTCGGCTCTGCCCTGGGCGGTCTGGAGGATGTGTTCGTCAAGTTCGTGACCACCGGCAAGATGAGCTTCAGTGATCTGGCTAATTCGATCATTGCCGACTTGGCGCGTATTGCTGCAAAGCAAGCGATTTCGGGTGCTCTGGGGGCGCTATTCGGTCAGCTCGGTGGTGGAGCCTCGGCTGGAGCCGTTTCCGGAACGATGGGGACGTTCGGAAACAACATCGACCAATTTATTCGCGGTAAGGCCTCAGGCGGCTACACGGGGCCGGGTGGGGTGTACGAGCCTGCGGGCATTGTGCACAAGGGCGAGGGCGTGCTGAGTCAACGCGATATCGCCTCGATTGGCGGGCCGGGCGCGTTCCTTTCGCTGCTTAGCACGATTCGCAGCGGGCGCGGTTATGCAGCGGGCGGGCTCGTTGGTAGCGCCGTAATGCCCTCCATTTCACCTGCTGGGGGCATGAGCGTTGAGATCAACAATTACACCGGTCAGCAGGTGCAGCAGCGTGAGGAGCGAACCCGGGGCGCGGATGGCAGCGAGCTGAAGAAGATGATTGTGGATATCGGGGCCGAAAACATCGCTGCTGGTGGGCGTATGGCAACTGCGATCGAAAGCCGGTTTGACACGAGGAAGCGCCGCTGATGGCTGTCTTCCCACCTTATGCTGGCATCCTGTACGACACCGTGCGCCGCTCCTTCGATCCGGCCGTTGTGCGAACCGAGATGGAGCGCGGAATCCCCAAGCAGCGCGTCACCAACGACGGCGTGTTGATGAAACTTGCGATGACGCTGGACTTTGCCACCCCCGCGGACGCGATGGCCTTTGAGGATTGGTACTTTGACGTGATCCGCCGAGTCGGTTGGTTCGACTTCGTGCATCCGCTGAGCGGCGCGCCGCTGCAGGTGCGTTTCGAAGGCGGTGACATCGGGGAGCTACGACCGGTGGAGGGCGCTGATCGGCCGTGGCAGTGCGATGTCACCGTGGAGTACCTGCGATGAGCACGTTTCTCGAACGCCGCCAGCGCGTCACCGACGACAACACGACCGCGCCGCTGGAGCTGCTGGAGATGACCGCGCCCTCATTCGGCGCCGTCTTGCGGATCGCCAACGATACGCGCGATTGGGTCAGTAACGGCAACACGTATATCGGATATCCCTTCCGCTTCACTCCGCCGGCAGACTCTGCGGGCGAGACGCCGCGTGCACAGCTGGAAGTGGACAACGTCGGCCGTGGGATCACCGATGACCTGGAGCGCGTGCAGCCGAACGAGATGGTGATGTGCCGTTATCTGATCACTGACCGCGCCCAGCCCAATGTGATCGCTCGGCGCTTCTATCTACCGTTGATACAGGTGCGAGCAGCCGGACCGATCATCACCGCGCAGATTGGCGTGGACTTTTTCATGCGCCAGCAGGCGGTGAAGCTACGCGCCAACCCGTTCACGCTGCCGGGGATCTTTTGATGCGGGCGAGTGAGGCTGAGCGGTTCCTCAACATCCCGTACGACGCCGACACCTACGACTGCGCCGACCTTGTGGTGCAAGTGCAGCGGGAGCTGTTCGGCCGCGATGTGCAGATTCCGGCCCGCCGACCGCGCGGTGCAGAGGGGCAGCTGGCGCTCGGCGAGTTGTCTCGCGCGTATGCCGTGCCCACTGCCACGCCAGTAGACGGCGACCTGGTGCTGATGTTCGACAAGGGTCAGAGCCGGCCCGGGCACGTCGGTGTCTTCTTCCACCTGGCCCACGAGGGCTGGGTGCTCCACACAACCAGCGCGCTCGGCAGCAGCTGGCTGCACCGCGTGCGCGAGCTGCCGGACTACGGCGCAAGGATCGAGGGGTATTACACATGGGTCTGATGACCGCGCCTGCGAGTGATGGGCAGCTGGTGCTGACACCGCACCCGGTCACGCTGGACGGGCAGTGCCACATTGCGATGGACCTGCAGCCGGGCGAGCGACTGTGCGAATTCCTGCACCGGCATGTGATCGATCTGGACCAGGGCGAGTGGACGGTGTCCATCGGTGGCCGGGTCGTGCCGCGCCACCTGTGGCCGTACGTCTATCCCAAGGATGGCCAGGTCATCGAGGTGCGCGGCGCGGTCGGCAGAAATGCCCTGTACATCGTGGCGATGATCGCGCTGACGTATTTCACCTTCGGTATCGGCTCCGCTGCTGGTTGGGGCGCGGGTGCGGCGGCGGGGGCATTTGGCGGTGGCGTCGCCGGCGCGGTCTTCGCGTCGGCGGTGTTTGTGGCCGGCTCGATCGTGATCAACAAAGTGCTCGGGCCGAAGGTCGAGAAGCCGTCAGAGAGCACCGCCGGCACGGTGTTCAGCCTTGGGGCAGCGCGCAACCGCGCACGCCAGTACGAGCCGCTGGGGTTGCTGTTCGGCCGCATGCGCATCGCGCCCGACATCGCCAGCAACACCTACTCGTGGTACGAGGGCAACGAGCAGTACATCGGCATGGTGCTCACCCCGGGCATCGGTGTTGGCCGCGTTGGCGCGTTCTCCAATGGGGATACGTTGCTGTCGAGCTATGAAGGCGTGAGCGTCTTCCACGCCGGCTACAGCCAGATGCCGGAGCAGACGATTCCGCTCTACAGCAATGTTGACACCGTCGACGGCGGTGAGCTGCCGGATGCCGCCGACTTCGTGACCCGCACCACCAGCACCGACACGGTGCGCATCCTCATCAACCTGGAATATGTGCTGGGCGGGCTGGGTACATCAGGCAAAGCCTACAACGTCTCCGAGACGGTACAGGTGCAGTACGCGCCAGCGGGCACCGGCATCTGGCAGACGCTCGCCACGCAGACCTACACCGGTGACAAGCTGGACGTCAGCAGGCGCGCGACGCTGTCGGCAGATGTGGCCAAGGGTCAGTACGACGTGCGCGTGCGCATCCTCGGCCTGGGCAACTACAGCGGCGACAACACCCAGCGCAACGACTTCCAGTGGTCGACGATGGGCAGCGTGCAGGCCGACACGGCAACGTATGCCGGCATCTCGCGCACCGGCATCATCATGAAGGCCACCGGGCAGCTCAATGGCCAGCCCGACGAGCTGCGTGCCGAGCACGTCGCCGCGCCGATCCCGGTGTGGCGCAGCGGCGCGTGGGTCAATGAGGAGTCAAGCAACCCAGGCGCCAACATCCTCAAGTACGTCCGCGGCTATTACGACAAGGACGGCAAGCTCATCGCGGGCATGGGCAAGAGTGATGAAGAGATCGACATCGAATCGCTGCAGGGCTTTATGGCCCACTGCGAAGCGAACGGCTATACCTACGACTACTGGCTGACGGAAGAGCGCAGCCACGATGAAGTGCTGCAGGCCATCGCCCTGGCCGGCATGGGGCAGACCACTTGGGCCGGTGGCCGCCTGTCGGTGGTTTGGGCCGCCGACGAGCAGCCGCTGTCGGGCGTGGTCAACATGGCTGAGATGAAGAAGGGCAGCTTCAGCGTGGACTACACGCTGGCCAGCGCTGCCGACGGCATCGAGTACAGCTATTTCGACAGCACCACCAACAAGGTCGAGACCCTGCGCGTGCCGGCGCCGGGCGTGGAGGTCATGCTCAACCCGGCGCGCCTAACCGGTGAGGGCATTGGCCGTGAGGCACACGCGGCCGAGATGGCCCGCTACCACCTCGCGCAGAGCTTGTTCCAATACAAGGACATCGGCTTCGCCCAGGACCTGCAGTACCTGTCCTATCGGCGCATGTCGATGCTGTCGATCTCCCACGACCTCACGCAGTGGGGCTTCGGCGGTCGCATCATCGCGGCCGAACGCAGCCCGCTGCTGGGCACGGTCACGCTGACGCTGGACGAGCCGGTGCCACCGCCAGATACGCGCAGCGCCTTCATCGGCCTCCGCATCCCGGGCGAGGCGGTCTACCGCACGTTCCGCGTGCGCAACTTCGCCGAGGCGACCGACACCATCCAGCTGGTCGAGGAATGGCCGGATGACGCACCGCTACCGGGCGAGGGCTACGACGATCCAATGGTGCAGGGCGGCTGGCAGGACAATCCGGCCCACGACACGGTGTGGATCTACGACTTTAAGGCCACGCCGGGCCTGCGCGTGCGCGTCGTGGCGATCGAGCCGGAGAGCGATCTGAAGGGCGCCAGCATCAGCGTGGTGCCGGAAGACACAAGGTTCTGGATCTTCGTCAAGACCGGCCAGTACATCCGGCCGGAGAGCGGCTCGTCCCTGGCCACGCGGCCGATCGTCAGCAACCTGGTGATCAGCGAGGACCAGATCACCACCGGCGACGTTACCGCGACGGACCTGTTGGCCACCTTCGATATCAGCGGGCCGTTCGATCACGCGGTGGTGTACGCCTCGGCGTCGGATGGCAACGGCGAGCTGCAGGAAGTGGCCCAGACGCGCACTCGCACGGCGCGGTGGCGCATCCCGCGCGCCGGCACCTACACGCTCAATGTGCGCCCGTTCGGTCCGGATGGGCAGATGGGCGTGGGCGCCTCGCTGATCTACACGACCATCGGCGCCGACGCGCCGCCGGTGAACTACGACATCTTCGACGTGGAGGAGATCTCCGGCGGCATCCGGCGCTACACCTGGGGCTTCTGGAACGACACCATCCGCTCGGCCAACCTGGCCGGCGCGGAGATCCGCTACACCGCGGCGCCGGAGCAGGGCGCGCCGATGCCGGCGTGGGACGCCATGACGCCGGTCGGCGACAGCGGCTACCACACCGGTGCGTTCGACTCGCCCATCCCGGCCTCGGGCAAGTGGACGTTCGCCATCCGCGCGCGCAACACCAACGGCACCCTGTCGGTGGCGGCCAAGTACGTCACCAAGACGCTCGGCAAGAACCTGGGCGAGCTGCAGGAGGAAATGCAGCAGGCGATCGATCAGACAACTGAGCAGATCCGGCAGGGCTTGATGGAAGCAGCGGAGCGCGATAGGCAAATTGCAGAGGAAGCACTGGCTGCGGCGAACAAGGCTCGCGATGACGCGATCGCGCATGCCGACGCGCTGAACGCTGCATTGGGTGATCTGGTCAACGCGGACGAATGGACATCGACCGCTTCGTATCCAAAGGGCGACTTCGTGCGCTACGACGGGCGACTGTACCGAGCAGAGCTCGCGAACTCCGGCGTCGTGCCGGCGGGCAATCCCTCAACCTGGCAGAACGTCGGCAACTACTCGAGCGCAGGCGAGGCGATTGCGGCTGCGCTGGACATGGCCAACCAGACCGCCAACGAGCTTGAAGCGGAAGCAACGCGCCTGGCCGCGGTTGTTGCTCGATTGCCAGCAGGTACCGGCCAGCTTGCGACATCGGCATCCGTCAGTGAGGAGTCTACTGCGCGTGCGAACGCCGATAGCGTTCTGGGGCAGCGGACAAGCGTGGTTGAAGCCCGCATGCCGGCCGGTAATGGCGGGCTTGCAACTGCTGCAAGTGTGACAGCGGCGAGCACTGCAAGTACGGATCGTGACGCCGCGTTGGGTCAGCGCATTGGAGTGGTCGAAGCCCGCATGCCGAGTGGCACTGGCGGCTTGGCCACCTCGGCGAGCGTAACCGCGGTAGATACCGCAAGCGCAAGCCGCGATACGGCGCTTGGTCAACGAATCGACAGTACCAACGCTGTCGTGGCGGGCAAGGCAGACACAACTGCAGTCAATGCTCTGCAGTCGAACGTCAATCAGATCGGAAACGAGACCACGGCGAACAGCTTGGCTCTGACGCAGGTGAGGTCGCAGGTGGGTGGCGGCGGCAACATCCTCAACAATTCGACATTCGAGGCCGATCTTTCGGGGTGGTCGCTCTTCTACAACCAAGACGGCGGCGCGACCACCTTGACCCGAGTTTCCCCCGGTCCGTGGGTACCCGGCGGCAACTTCGCGATGGAGATCCGGCGCCTTCCCAATGCAGGGCTGTATGGCGATTTGGTTGTGAGCTCTGCCGGGATGTCGTGCACACCAGGTGTGCGTTACTGCGCATCGGTATATGGCGCGATTCAACGTGCGGCGGGCGAGGTGATGATCGCGTTCTACGACTCCAACGAGAACGAGATCGAATCGGTGACCGGAACCCCCTTTGCCGCGTCCGGCGGGACCACGATGGCGTCTTACACCCGCAGCTTTGTTTTCCGCACCGCACCGTCGAATGCTGTTCGGGTCCGGCTCTACGTTCGCATGCACTCGCCGTACGACAATTCGACGTCATTCGGAAACTACCTGTGGATCGTGAAGCCTGCGATCAATGAGGTGGCTGCTAACACTACCGTGCCGCCGGCATGGTCGCCCTCAGCGACGGCGATCGATTTCAAGTACGCCAGCGCCACGCAGTCGCTTTCAACGAGGCTGACCACGAATGAGAATGGGGTGGCCAGCTACCAGGCGTCATGGACCCTCGCTCTGGACGTTAATGGACGGGTGGCGGGTGCGCGATCGGTGAATAACGGACAGACCGCAACCTTGGATTTCGCATTCGACAAAGTGCGATTCATTGGCGTAGATGCGGGGCAGGGCCGTAGTGAGATCGTCAACGGCAAGATCTACTGCTATGCGCCAAACGGCGTGCAGGTGATCGCCATGGGGCCAGGTGTATGACGACCTATCTTCGCGTGCGTGATGAGGCAACCAACGCGGTGCTGCTGGAGGTGACCGATCAGCCCGACTCAGACCTGCTCACTCAGCACATGGGTGCGGCCGGTATCGCCAGCGGGGCCAACGGCTCGGTGGCGGTGCCGATCACTGGCAGCGCCAATCAGCTGTACTACTGGTTCGTCGCGGACAGCGGGGCAGGTAATGCGCTGCTCCCCTACATCACCGATGACGGCAACACGATCACGTGGACATCGCCGTCGGCGACGTTGACTGCCCGTGCCGGCGGCACGTTGTTCTACGGGAGGTTTTGACGTGGCATTCGCTCGCATCAATGCCGGCCCTAATCGCGTGGTGATCTCGGAGGACTGGAAGAACCTAGCCCTCGCGTCGAAGCAAACCATCACTCCCAGCGGCAGCGGCGTGTTGAAGACGTGGAGCCTGACAGTGGCCGGCTCCAACCCTGTGCTGGCGTTCCTGGGCGAGAGCAATGCAGTGCTCGGCCAGCGCACCCAGAGCGGCAACACCTTCACCTTTACAGGGTGGACGGCCGGCGGCAGCTTTACGGCCTATGTGTTCGACGAGCCAACCTTCGGGCAGCGAAAGTTCTTCGTCGTGCGCAACCCGTCGAACAATCAGGTCGTGTTCGATGCCACGCTGAAGTTCATGCGCGTGCGCGGGCTGCTGCAGGGCAACGCCAATCAAGGAGGATCGATCACCCTGCCGGCCGGCAGGACATACGCCGCGCTGGCTGGCTCCACCGGCAACATCATGCTCGCCATTGGCGGCTTGGTCGGTGGCGGCCCGCAGTGGCAGGTGCAGCAGCTGTGGCGCAAGGGCGTGGTCAACATCAACGGCAACGTTGCATCCATCTCCGCCATAGACACAGCCCAAGAGCTACGCACCGGCACCAACAACAATCCTCAACCGCCCCCTGGCAATTACGGCCAGGCCTGGGTGCGGGCTCCTATCCTCGACGTTACAGGCTACTGACATGCTCATCAGCGAGAACACCACCTTCGGCACGCAGACCAGGATCGTGTCGCCCCGCATCGAGATCAGATGGGACCCGGCCACCAATGATGGCCCCGTCGAGTTCCACCTCGAGCAGATGACCACCAAGCCGCATCCCGAGGGCTGGACGCAGACTTTGGAGCGGTTCTTCCTGCGCGTGCTCACGGTGCAGATCAGCGACCTGATCGGCCGCAACTACGAGATCACCGCGCCGTCGAGGACCGAAGTCGACCCGACCGCCGGGCAGTCCGTCCAGGTTCCTGGCGAGACAGTTACCGAGCCCGGCGTGCACCTGCTGCTCGGCATCAAGGCCGCCACGCGCGCGGCCTACGACGCCAACGTGGTGACACCCGACCCGGATGCAGACCCGCTCGCGCAGCACATAACCATCATCTGGAACCCGATCAACGACACCGGCACCGTCACGTTCCAGGTTGAGGACCGCGGCGCGGCCTTGGGTGTGCTGGCGGCGCCCATCGCAGACCTGATTGCCCCGACTTATGCGATCCGCTATCCCGGAGCAGAAGAAACGCAGGAGCTGGCCGGCTGGAAGCTCCAGGCGCTGATCAAGGCGGCAACGGACAGCGCAATCGTGGCCAGCCTGGCGACCGCGGAGCAGGCGGCAGCCTGAGCATCGCCTGTCGGCAGGTGTGAAAGTTCAGGACTGAATCTTGTCGAGCGACACAGTGGCGGCGATACTTGCCGCTGATCCGGTGCATGGACCTGCCGGCAAAACTTCGCTCGCGTCCAGGGGATAAAGCGCGGTCGGCCTGAGGTGGTTGCCTTTGAAAAATTCGCCCTTGCACGCAGTCGCCTATGTGAGCGAGGTGCGTCGCCCGATGTCCGTAGCTGAGCTAGACCGGCTTCTGGTCTCGGCCAGCGCACGCAATGGGCAGTTGTCCGTTACAGGAGCGCTGCTATACGACGGCCGTCGCTTCTTCCAGTACATCGAAGGGGCGCCGGCGAACGTTCGGGAAACCTACGACCGAATCAAGCAATCAAGCCGACACATCGTGGTTGCGGAGGTGTACAACGGGCCGATCACCGAGCGGCACTTTCCAGACTGGCAGATGGCATGTCGCAAAGTGAGCTCCGGCTCGATCGTCGAGATCAGTGCCCTGCGTTGGGATCGAACGCGGCTTGCGCTGGCTGCCGCAGGCAGGAAGCCCGAGGCGATCCAGCGCCTGCTCGCATTCTGGGATGGCGCAGATTAGTCGGCGATGGATTTTCTGCTGCTGTACGCGCGCCAGGTGGTATGCGCCTCGCCCAGATCAAGCATGCGCGTCCATTGCTCCAATCGCTTGTATTTCTCCTCCTGCGAATGCCCGTCGTAGGCCCCAAGGTACGAGGGCAGCCCCTGGAAGTAAGCGGCATCTTCGTCAGCAAAGTGCCACGAGATTTGCCCGGTCGGCAGGTCGATGAGGACGCAACCTCGCACGTTTCCATTTCCGTCCGGAATTCGCTTGTCCGAGATGCCGGCGGGGAAGAGCCTGGCAAGCAGCGCTATAACCTTGTTACGCTCCTGAACAGCCTCGTCTCGTTTCTGCCTCATTTCTTGATAGTCAACGCTGTCGTTCATCTTCGGCACGTCTACGCAGGTAGCGCTTGTTGTAAGGCCACCTGCGCGAAGGGAGCGTTAGGCCAGCCAGCTCACAGACGCCGCACGCCGGCTCTGTCTTGGAACTTGATGGACCACGGCGTGATCAGGTACCCCGGCCGGCGGTAGTAGATGGCCGGGATGTGGTCTTCGCGCGCGTCCTTGGCGATGCCATTGACCAGGACGTATGGCGATGATGTCTTCGGGACCTCGCACCAATCCTGCCGCCCGTCTGTCTTGAGCGTCAGCGTGTAAGGCCCAGCGCCCAGGATCTCGCCGCACACGACAGACCGGCTGCTCACCGAGGCTGCGCGGGCGCGCGGCGCGATGCGAGTGACGAAGGCATCCAGGCTCTCGCCGGCGGCCGATACCTCCTGATGCAGTTCGGTAGTCTGGCCGAGCTTCACCTGCAGCGGATCAGCGGCGAAGGCGGGCAGGGTGGCGCCGAGAAGCGCCAAAGCGGCGGTGGCGAGGAATGGGTGCATCACTTTCTCCGGATCAGCTGCGCCGGTTGTCGCCGGCGGCCCGAGGTCATCCCGGCGCAAGGCAAAGATGCTTGGCACGCGCTTCGGAAAAAACGTTCATTTGCAGGCCCGACGCACAGCTGCGGATCAGGAAAAATCCGACCCGATTGTGCGGCACCGCCCGATATGTGAAACCCCATATCGGTGCCAATCTACCGTTGCCGGATGCGGGGCCATAGGCCGCTCACCCGCATGGCGCCTGAGCAGCGCCGGCCCGGCTTCTACACGTAGCCCTCAATGTCCTCGCGCGTCAGGACGCCGAGGCGATGACCCCAGGAAGCAACCAGCTCAATGACGGCGGCCGCCTCGGCTGGGAACGCATACAGCAGCTCCTCTTCGAACTGATTGAGCACTTCGAGCGGTTCGGAGGCGCACGCCAGCCGCTGCTGCAGTTGTTCGAAGAAATTGGGGCTGGCGTCCATGGATCGGAGTCTACGGGGCTGCGTCTCAAGCGGTGAGACGGGTCAGCCGATACTAGCCGGATGGACAGACCCGAACTCAAGACGCATCTGGAGAACCTCGACGCTGCGGTGCCGGCGCTGTTGAAGAGCAGCCCCGACCGTTGCCACTTCTGGCAGGCCTTCGCGGGCATGGCCGACGTGATCGAGGACGGCGCCGTCACGGGGGACGATGCCCAATTCGTGTCCCGGCGGCTCGATGAGATCTTGGCCTGGCATGGCCTGGAAAACGGCGACCGCGACTGTTGAGGGACCGCCATGTGTTACTCCGCTGAGATCCAGGCCGATTACCGGAAGCTGGTGCGCAACTTTGGCGCGATCATGTCGATCGAGGAGTTCTCGAAGCTGTGGCTGAGGCAGGGAGAGGCGGAGAAGCGGCCAAAGACCCCGAAGGCGATGGACGATGCATTTCGCGCGGGCGGGGAGGGCGGCGTGGCCGCAATCGCCGCAGAGCTGGCCGTGTGGGACGCCGATGACATGCAGGCCTTGGAGCAGGAGCTGTTCAAGCAGGCCCGGCGCCTGGCAGACGCCGAGCGGGTGCTGGCCAGCGGCAAGCCGACCAAGAAGGCGGCGACAGACCAGCGCATCGCCACCACCAAGATCGAGCAGATCAAGGGCCGCATCGCGGACCTGCAGCGGACCGAGCCCAAGGCGCGGGATTACCGCATCTTCCCGGGCTACTACGCGCCGGTGATCATCTCCGAAGGCGGCCAGCGCGTCATCAAGCCGATGCGCTACCAGTGCCGACCCGCCGGCAAGCCGCCGATCTACGACACCAAGTATCCCGGCACCTACAACGCCCGGCGGGACAATCTGCAGGGTTTCTGGCGCGAGCAGTTCGGCTACACACATGGCCTGGTGGTCGTCGGCCGCTTCTACGAGAACGTGGAGGGGCCCGACGGCAAGAACCGTGTCGTGCAGTTCCAGCCCAGCGACCGCGAGCCAATGCTGGTGGCCTGCCTGTGGTCCCGCTGGACCGATCCGGCCGGCGAGCAGCCGGACCTGCTGAGCTTCGCGGCCATCACCGATGAGCCGGAGCCTGAGGTGGCAGCTGTTGGGCACGATCGGACCATCATCAACATCAAGCCCGAGCACGTCGACGCCTGGCTCAACCCCGATCCGGCCAACCTCCAGGCGCTGCACGCGATCTTCGACGACAAGCGTCACCCGTTCTACGAGCACCGGCTAGCCGCGTGACCAACACCAGCCACAACGAGGATTGATAGCCATGCCCTCCCGATCTGCGCATCGCGCCGCACTCCGGCGATCCCAAGAGCCGAGTGTCATCGCTCCGGAAGGTGTGACGTTGCCGGATTTGCCTATCGATATGAACTGGCTCAACCCGGTCGTCGGCCAGAACACCAATCGTGACGAATGGTGCGTTTTACGTGTCGGACCAGGTGGGGCAGACGTCCTGGCAAGGGTTCGGCGCAATGAGATGGGCGGGGCCGACGTGACGCTGAGTATCGCGGGAAGCTCCGTCATACCGCCGGCGGTGCCGCTGCCGATTGCTCAGGCTTTTGAGGTGGCGGCGGAGTTTGCGCGAAACTTAGCAAGGTAGTCTCCTCACTCCGCCGACCTGCCGAAACGCAGTGAGGTGTCTGTCAGCTGGCTACGGCTAGCGTTCTGGCTTGACTTTTCTGGAGCGCCGAGTGTCTTGGTATCGCACTCCTATCTCGGTGACTAGGTAACCGGGCCGCTTCCAATCCTCCAGGCTGAACGTCCAGCATTCTTTCAGTAGGCTTGGGTGCGTGTGCACGTACGGCAGCCCATCGCGCTCAACAAAGCAGCTGTAAGGATCGTGGTAGGTGCGGATATCCACTGCATGCCGGCCATGCTCTGTGCGGATTGTTCCGCAGACTTCAGCGCCCAGTTCCGCTGTGAATTGGTTCAGCTTTGGGGCTATGCGGAGGATGAAGGCGTCCAGGGTCTCCCCGGGTTGCGAGAGTTCAACTGACAGCTGTGTCACCCGTTGATCGGCGTTTGCTGCTGTGATCCAAACGCTCCAGGCCCATGCCAAAAGCTTGAGCCAATTTTGCACCAGTGGCGGCTTTTCGTGCTGCGTCAGAGCCTTATGTTTCATTCGCGCTTTCTCCAAGTGGTTCAGAGAAAGGCTTAGGGATCAGTCACTTAGATTTACGGTTCCGGATTGAAAATCCCCGTGTCGGCGGTTCGATTCCGTCCTCGGCCACCATTCCATCGTCATGCAGCGCAAGTGTATTCGGCCTTGGCGCTGCCTCCCACGCAATTCCCTGCATCGACACGAGCGTGCTCCCACCTGCGACAACAGGTCGGCGCAGGGTTTGCACGTGGTCTTCAACTGCGCGTGGAGATACTTTTCGGCATGACGCACAAGACCCTTCGACGTACCTTGATCCACGGCTATTGCGGTGAGTTCCGCGTGGAGACGATGGAGAGCCAGGCCCCCGGTCAGACGCTGTGGATGTCGACGGCATTCGTCTACCACCGCGATCGCACCGCGCCGATCGCCACGATCGAGGGTGCAGGCGAGGGCGAGTACCGCGGCGATGCGCGCGAACAGGCACTGAGGGTGGGGTCGTGCCTTGCGGAGTTTCTGGATCCGAAGGAATACCGGGCCTGCGAAACCGCAGGAAGCTGA